CCTCACGGGGTGCACATGTGCAAAGTGCACATACTCTGTCTCAAGTCAAGGCCGAGTACCTTTTCACATCCTTAGGAGGTTCTGCTGATGACGATAGATTCCCCTGTTAAACCCCGGATTGATACCCGTGGTCTTCCAGAAGGTTTCGACCCTCATATGTTTTATGAGTATCGAATTCAGCAGAATTCAGAAACTGCTTCAGGATTGGAAGGTTTTCTCTATAAGTTGCTTCCCTATGAGCTGATTAGGTCTTTTGCTATTGCAATCGACCCATTTCATCAGTTTAAGGTAGCGCCTATGGCGATTACCCCTGCAAACCGGAAGAGGATTCGTCAGACAGTATCTGTTTTTGACTATTCTTTAGTCCAAAACACTGCTGACGTTAGCACCTGGATTTCTGCTTATAATTGGCAGGGAACCCCTGGTGCTAACGGTCCTCCTCAGGCTGGCCCTCCATTACATTATACTGGAACGGAACCTACTTATGCTCCGCTTTCAGCTAATGTTATGGAGTCCAACGATACAACTCGACGAACTCGTCTCATGGGTTCTAAAGATGGAACATTTGATAAATTCAAATATTCCGTCGGTAGTCCTATGCGACGTGTCGAGCGTATTGAGTCATCTCGCCTTCGATATTCTGGAGCACCTTATGGTGTTTCAGGTTCTCCTGGCGTTTATGGATACGATAATATCTACAATCTTACGTGGAATTATCGATCTTCAGTGACTCCCGGTGCAGTCTATCCTTTATATGCTATAGACCAGTTACGTGAACATGAGTTTGACATTGCCGAGACTTTAATGTCTAAGCATGCCGTCGCGATGTTTAAGGGTATTTTACCTTCTCGTCGCGATTATACTCTATTCCGTAACATAGTAGAGCTTCGTGATATCCCTCATAGTATTATCCAATTAGATAAGACTTTGAGGCATCTCGAATCTCTGTATGACGTCATAAAATTATCCAAGAAGCTTAAGAGAAAACTTATCTCTTTTAACACAGCTCTCGAGGATATACCGAAAGAATATCTTTCTTTCGTTTTCGGTTGGCGTCAGACCTATAAGGATATAACGGATTTGTTGGGCGTGCCTGAAAAGATGAGTAAAAAGTTTAACTTTTTGCTCACCAGATCGGGTAAACCAACGAGTTACCGCTCAAAAAGGAACTTCCTTTTAAGTGGTGACAGTGTCCCATCGTTCTACTATCCAGGTCTTCATTGGGAAGAATTCCCCGAAACGTCAACAACTGTTGCACGTTCCTGTGAACTTCGAATGGTAGTTAATTCTACCTTCGATTTTCCTCCATTGAATCCTGTTACCTTTCGAAGAAGTGAATTCATTCGAAAGTTAGGTGTTGTCCCTACGTTCACAGATCTATATAATTTAGTTCCGTGGACATGGCTTCTTGATTGGTATACTGGATTTGGTAACTACATCGATTTAATCGAGGAAGTTAACAATGACAGATCACTAATCAATTATGGATTTATCACTTGCGTAAGCAAGGGGCAAGTCCAGACAACACGTAAGTGGTACGATGCTCGCAGTGACCGAGTCGATAACGGGAGTGGGTTTGTTGATACGAATCCAGCTTGGATTCGTCGCACACATACTTCTACTCTCGATTTCGAATTCCAATTGCGGAAAGATCTCGGTGCTGTAATGGATGTGAGAACTATTTCTGATCCGTCAACATTAAGTACGTATCAGAATTCCATCCTTGGTGCTCTGCTTGCGCAGCGCACCAATTTTAGGAGAACATAAAACTTAGAATTCTTCTAAGTTATCTGTTACCGTAAGGAACGGAGTTCTTCACAATCAATTTACTGGAGTCTGTCTTATGCTCGCTGATCCTGTCTCTATCGCTGCTGCCTCCCCAACCCCTGCCTTGGTTTTTGCGATTGCCAAGTCAGACGGTTATGGATCCGAACGAATTGATACTGGCGGTAATGGTTACACCGTCATTACAAATCATTCGAAGGGTAAGAATGGTAATCGTCACTATATCCAGATGACTCTGGTAAAGGACGCAACCGATCCTTACTCCGGCTTGGTACGGAAGCAAACTGCTTCTGTATCAATTGCTGTCCAGCGGCCTCCTTTCGGCTTCACCGATGCTGATATGATTGCATTGATGAAAGCTCTTACGGATTACCGTGATGATAGCGAAGTGACTTCCGCTCGAATCCTGCAGTTTCAGTCTTAATGGAAGATAACCATCAAAGAGATTTAAATCTCTATGATAAGCTTCTTACCACTGCTTCTGAATCTGCAGTATCTAGCATGATTTATACTTGTTTCTTCGCCGGTTTACTAATAACAGTGTTATTAGTTCTTGGCGGATGTTCAAGTACAAATCCTGAGACTGAGGGGCAACCCTCAATCACGGATGGACCCGATCCCTTTTTGGATCGCGCTCAACGAAATAGGACTCGGAATAGTACACCTCAAGGAGGTAACTATGAAAAGTCCGATCGTACTCCTCCAAGCCTTGATCGCAGATGCGACTAGGCTTGAACCGGATGTAAAAGGCCTTGAACGTGACTTAGTCACGCTTGAGAAGAGGTTTGAACACGAAGGTTATGGTTTCCTAGCCATAGCCTTACCGTCGTTTTGCGATGCCATCGTTGATGGCTTAGCTACACGACAGTTTAGCTGTCCCTCTGGCTTTTCAAAGGCCAATGGGCAAGCAATCCCGAAACTCTTTTCGGGTATGCTTTCTAAAGTGTTCGATCCATCTTCAGGACTTCTTAAAGATCCAAAGCTTATAAACTTTGGTGTGATAAAGCTTCTACGTGAGATTCTTTATCTCTTTAAGAAAACTCAGCTAAGCGATACGTCTAGTATGGAACTAGACAGAAAGGCCAAGTCTGAGTTTTTTCAAAATGATGACTTGATCAAACCCCATATTATGAGGAGTGATTATGTTCATCATCTTGAATATGTTTGTCGTGTTCTTCTGCCTGATCTCAGTGTTAGAGATCTTGCATCGATCACTTGCAAACATGGTCCTGGAGCCGTCTCAGAAGGACTTAAAGGGAACCAGAAATGGTCCTCTTTAGTCGATCCTATATTAAATTATAGGTTCGACACTCAGTTGTTAGGCTATGACGACATTAGTATACAGATGAGACCATTTCTCCATAGAAATGATCTCATTACTGATGACGTTGTCGTCGCAACTGCGTTATCCTTTAGTGACGGAGCTTCTAGCTGCAATGCAAGACTCGTTACGGTACCGAAGAATTCTACTTCGGCTCGTACAATTACTGTTGAGCCCATGTTGAACCAATTTGTTCAACAAGGACTCAATATTGAACTCCGTTCTAGTATAGAACGTTGTCCAGTACTTTCACAGTGTCTTGCATTAACCGACCAAACCGAGAATCAAAAACTCGCTTTGGAAGGCTCTCTTACTGACGAATGGGCTACAATCGATTTAAAGTCCGCTTCTGACCTCTTGAGCGTTAAGCTCGTAGAGATCGTTTTCGGAACCCATGGTATCTTTCTCGATGCCATGTTAGATTGTAGAACCAAGAAAGTTGAGTGCGATGGTATTGCACGCAGCATTTCTAAATTCGCCGGTATGGGTAACGCCTTAACATTTCCTGTTCAGAGTATCTGCTTTGCTTCACTAGCAATTGCAGCTATTCTGTATAGTCAGGGTAAAAAGCCTGATTACCGGAATGTAAAGCGTGCAGCTAGGCATATTCGCGTTTATGGTGATGATATCATCATCAGAAAGCAATATGCTCATCCTGTAGTAAACTGGCTTATTAGTGCTGGCCTTAAAGTCAACACTAAAAAGAGCTTTCTTGAAGGAAACTTCAAAGAAAGCTGTGGTGTCGATGCATATTTGGGAGTTGACATAACTCCCATTTATCTACGATACCGCCCAGATGATTCGTCAACCGATCCCAATGCCATAGCTAGTCTAGTATCAACCTCAAACCAAGCTTGGTTAAGAGGTTTATACTCTTTTAGCGCCTGCCTTCAGAATGAAGTGGAAACGCGTCTTAGGAAACGCCTTCCACTTGTATCTAAAGATTCAGGTGCATTAGGGTGGCATACTCATCGTGATTACATGACTGCACATAAGTGGAATCATGTTTTACAGAGGCTCGAAACTCGAGCTTCTAAGCTATTCTCTTTGAAAAGAAGAGATGTGCTCGATGGGTATGGTGCGCTTCTCAAGTTCTTTCATGTCCCTCTAATTGGAAGGACGAAAGGCCATCTTGAGAAATCATCGGTGCGTTACCATAATAAATTGCGAACTTGTTGGTTTCCAACTCGCGTTGGATTCCAACCCGTTGAGCGATTTATTGTTGGTTTCGCTGACGAGGGTGCATAGTTAACACTATGTAAAATCTATGTACTTGCTAGTACATAGTCAGAGACGGATCAATATATAGGCTCGGG